TCCACCGATTACTGCGAGCCACCTTGCTTTCATTATAACAAAATCTAATACATCCCCGTGGAAACAAAAGTATGTTCTTCCGTCTATTCCATAATGAACATACTTTCTTACAATCCTAATGTTGTTTAATGTGAATGGAATGAAAGGTTTTAGAAAATCATCGTGGTTTCCCCTGATGTATATAACTTCACATCCCTTCTCTGACATCTTCATAAACTTTCTGAATATCTTTGTGTGGTCCTTCTTCCATTTTCCACCACTTTTCAGTGCCCAACCATCAATTATATCTCCGTTTAATATTAACTTATCCGCCTTGTTGTTATTTAGAAATTCAATTATCTTATCCGTTTGTGATTGTCTTGCTCCAAGATGTAAATCACTCATTATAATTGTTTTGTAATGATTCATTTCCAATATGAATTGTGATTTGAAAAGAACTTCTTATTGTTCCTGTTGAAGAATGATTTAACCATTAGTTTTGTCATATACCAAAGTCCTTTATTCTCAAATCTTCTTGGTGGTGTGAATACCGTTGTACTCATTATCTTAAACTTATCACTGAATACTTGTTTTGATAATAGGTAATCCTCAGCCACTTTTGCGTCTTCGTCAAATCCCCCGAGTCTATTAAATGTCTCGGTTTTAAATAACATAAATCCACCAAGACAAAACGGCGTAAATGGTTTAATTGACTTCTGTATTACATCGAAGAACCTAAATACATAGTTATATTTCCCGTTCGTTGTTCTTACCTTTGTTGTTAATAAATCATAGTCATTTCTTCTCATTAACTTAATTGCATCCGTTAGTAAATCAGGGTCAAGGATAAACATATCAGCATCCAAGAATAATACATATGGAGTTTCAACTCTTTCTGCTCCTCTGTTTCTTGCATAACTTGGTAGTCCCCCTTGTATAATCATTAGATTAAAATAATCCCTGTTTCTAATTTCGAGATTATATGTTGTCCCGTCATCAGAAGAATCTGACACAATAACCCTTACATTATTAATATTTTTTTGGAAATTAAGTAATGTTAATGTCTTATCAATGATTTTAGATTCATTTTTACAAGGGATAACAATTGTGATGAATCTTGATAGTTCCATTACATATAAATATCAAAAGTAAATGGTTAGTTAGGTTACCGAATTGTTAAAAGGAAAAACTTTATTATCTTTGTATTTATTATCATATGAAATACTTAATCGCCGAATCACAGTTAGATAGAATAATCTTTAAGTACTTGGATAACCAAGATTTTATTCAGTATATAACTAAAGAAAGTATATACTTCATTAACTCAAAGGGAGATAAATATAGTCAAATAAGATTTGAAGAAACCGATGGTCGGTGTTACGTATCTTACGATTTATATAATGAAATTTCTATGTTCTTTTCTTTACAAGATTCTGACTTTGATAAAGTTATTGTTAAATGGATTGAGAATATCATAAAAATGGAGGTTGAAAGCTTCAGTGTTGCTCCGAGTTCAGGTTATGTGTTGAGCATGCCCTATTATAATTAATATTTATATACTATGAAATACATTATAACTAAATCACAGATTAGTAAAATCATATTTAAGTATTTGGATATTAGGGATTTTCATGTGGTTGAATATGGAGACAGTTTTTTGTTTTTTGAGTCAGATAGTTCAGGTCCGATATTAATTTCATTATATCGTGGTCGTTACGATGGTTTTATCAGCTCTGATTTGGTTTCTGAAGTATCAAGATTCTTTAGTTTGGACATGAACGTATCTTTAGAAATTATTGGTGATTGGGTTAATACCAAAATTGATTTTACTGTTGGTGAATTCTATTCTGATTATGGAGCTGACTAATATTTATTATCATATGAAATATCTTATTACCGAATCTCAGTTTGACAAAGTAATCTTTAAGTATCTTGATAATCAGGACTTCGTTGTAATTAAAATGAAGAATAGATTATATTATGTCAACTCTGAAGATGATGAATATGCTCAAGTTAGATATCATCCAAAAGACCGCTGGTGTACAATACACTATGACTTGTTAGATGAAGTCAGCAAATTCTTTTCTTTAGATAATTCTGATTCCATTAATGTAATTAATAAATGGATTGAAAATAAACTCGGAATTAAATCTATTAATGTGGAACTTGCCGCTCCTATTGTTGGATATTAATTATATTTATCTTATATGAAATATATAATCACCGAATCTAAATTAAACAAAACTATTGAATCTTTCATTAGGAAGACTTATCCTGAAGTTGTATCCGTTTCATTTAATAAGAAAACTGTTTGGCTTGCCAGTGAAGATAGAGCAAATAGTGTAACTCTTATCTCCATTATTGTTGACCCCCATAAAATTCTTGAGGGTAATATTAGTGGGAGTTTTCAGGGATATGATAGAGATATAAGACGAAATATATGGAATACTCTTAATTCATTCTTTAGTTTAGGGTTTGACAAGTATGGTTCCGATTGGGACATTGAGGTATTTGGTATTAAATTGCACGTAATATGAAATATCTTATCACCGAATCTCAACTTAAAGTAATCTCCGAACTTGAACGTAATTGGAGAGACTTTGAGTATGAGGAACAATATAATAAGTTGAAACCTTTAATGGTTCCATATGTTATCAATATGATTGGGTCATATGATGATGAGAATGACATTATTGATTTTCGTGACTCTAAAGGTAATGTAGTTATGCGTTTTAAAAAAGGTACATTATATTGTGACAAAGATTTTGAAGGTATATTTGAGGAACATTTCCCTCACCCTCTTTGGTTTGTTCACGGGAAATATATAATGTCAGATGTGTTTAATTATTTCTACCCCGACTATGAGGTGGAAAATGTCCAAAGTGCTCACGTAGTATAATTACTTATTATCTTTTGTTACCTAATTCATAATCAGCGTAATCATGAACTCTTGGTAATATTGTATCCATTATCATACTATAAACTTCAGGTAAATAAAATTCTTCATACCAAGTAAATAATTCTTCTACACTTTCAAATTCTGATTGTCCTTTTAATGTTCTATAATACATACTACCTTCACTATGTGTACTAAAAAGACCGTATCCATCTTTGTCAACTAACGCATAATAATCTAATTCA